GCGCCGCCACGAGCACGCCCGCCACGCTGCCCGCCTTGTGCCACAGGCCCTCGCGGGCGGCGCGGCTGCTCCACGTTCCGGCGCGCAGGGCGGCGGCGCTGCCGGTGGCATAGTCGAGCAGCATGGCCAGAAACCATGCCGCCGCCAGCCAGCCCGTCCAGCCCCAGAAGGCCGTCAGCGCTGCGGCCGCCGTGCAGGCGGCCGCTTTGATCGTTGTGAGTCGGTCCATTTATGTCTCCTTTGCCTGATCGACCATCCGCTGGCACACGATCAGCGTGCGCAGCATGTCCGGCGAGAGATCCAGCTCGCCGCGTTCATTGCCCCGCAGTGCGCCGCGGTCGATGAGCCGCTGCGCATCGCTGCGCGCCCACGCGGGCACGTCCTCGATCTTGTTGTATCGTACCATATCGTCATCCTCCTCGACTGTAGTACTGTTTTGCGGCGTCAGCATCTCCTTAAACGCCATCCACTGCGCCGGGTCATCCACCCACGGCATGGGGCAGCGCTTGCCCGTCACGTCGTAGTGCCGCAGCACGTGCTCCGTGTCGATGCCATAGCGCTGCATGATCTCCCGCGCCAGCGCCGCGGCGTTGGCCACGGTCTCCGGCAGGATGTAGTAGCTGCCGTCGGCGCGCTTGCGGCTGCACATCTCGATGCCGATGCTGTTGCCGTTGCGGCACTCGGGATGCCAGTACGCCCGCGCGCCGCAGTGCCACGCCGTGTCACCCTCGCGCACGGACTGCATAACGCCGTGCTCGTCGCAAAAATAGTGCGCGCTGGCCTGCAGGCCGCCCACGCGGTGGTAGTAGTCGCAGTTGTTGCGCGCGGTGTCGCCGTTGCAGGCCGTGTAGTGCATCACAATGTACCGCACCGGCTGCGTGCGCCCGGCGCGGTAATTGGCCTTGTTGCAAGAAACAAATTCCATCAGCTGTTACCTCCTTCATCTCTGCATCTCATCAATCCGATGCTGTAGGGCATCCTGTAAAATCAACAAGAGGCTCTTTTGAGGCTTATATGATTTCCTCGTTTGTAGTAACAATTACATTTTCCAGCGTGTCGTAGAGCACGATTGAAAAATAGGCTGCGCCATTTGAGCTGGTAAACTCAAAATCGGCAACTCCATTGGCAGCATTAAAGTTTATAACAGGCCCTGCTTGGCCTTTTTCGATATTGGCCAAAGATGTATATCCGACTTTGACTTGGGTTCGGTCAGACTTGAAAAACTTGATAGATTGATATGACACATCAGTGTTCCCTTTCCATCGAATACGCACGACATCACCCTTTTTGACCGGGAGCAAGCCCGTGATATTCGTCCCTGAGTGTGCAACAGGTGCACCGCTGCTGCTATTGTATCGCATATTTTTATACATAGGCGTATGCCCGATGACGTTGCCATCCATGTCAATCGCGGCATCAAGCAGGTTTGTATATGCTGGGGCTTGGGCTACAGCGGTTGCCGTGATAACAATATCGCCGATCACCTCTGGAATAGCTATGACCCCATCTTTGTAAAATGTGGACACGTCCGCACCTCCCATCATGATTTTTACATTACTGACTTCGCACCCCGTGTCGGCAGTTATCGCAGTACAATAAGACTGCCCGTCGATGACATACGCGCGTGGGTTGCTACTTGTGCATTTTGTCAAAGCGACCCGTACAGCTCGCCTCAGCACGTCCGTGCTGCCACGCAATACAGCAGCAGTCACGTCCTTCCCGCCCATCGTCACTTTGATGGATTCAATCAATTTGCCGTTCGTGGGAGTGATGCTTGCTACGAACGGCTGGTACTGCTGCACAGATGCCGCTCCGTTGCTGACTGTGACATCAGTGAGTGTTTTTGTGATGCTGTACGTTGCGATATCTGCCGTCACTGTCTCCGGCGTCCCGTCGATCATAGCTGCTCGGAAAGCGTTAATTTTTTCGATTGTAATGCCGCACGACACCATAAAATTAACCACCTTATCGCGGAATGTCGCACCAGGATAGGCATTCAAGTAGTTAATCTCGCGCGTCCACGGCGTTTCGTTCCTGCGACGGGCTTCCGCATCTGTGCTGACGCCAGAATTAAAACTCGAGAGTTCGTAATCCTTATCACAGTCGGATTGTGATACCCCAAGTATCGCTTCGCACAGCAGAGCGACCACGCCCGTTCGATCTGCGCCCGCAGAGCAGTGGAAGTATGTCGGCTTGTTTGCGATGACATAATCGAAGAGCGGGGCGAAGATCGCCTTGATATTCCCGCTTGACTTCTGATACGCAAGGTCGTTCCATGTCATATCAACCCACAGCATATCTACGGTCGGTCCAAAGCCACTTTCTGTCCTGCCGTTCAGTTCAGACGCAAAACGCAGGTCAATTTCCTTGAGGATTCCGAGCATATCAATCGCCTGTTGTCTGCCGTCATCGGTCAGATATCCATACATCTCGCCGCCCCTGAAGAGCAGCCCGTACTTTACCCTGCCACCATCGCAATCCCAGCCTCCAAGATCGCGCACGTTGCCCACGTTCAGCAAATGAATCATGCGGCACGCTCCGGTCGGTTTAATGACGCCCTGCTGGATAACTTTTCCGTCAACAAGCAGCACAAAAGTTGATATCGAGCCCGGTGTGCAGTTATAGATTGTGATTGCTCCTGCGCTGACCGGCTGCGAAACACTGTTACCTGTGTACCCGTCCACGATTGTCAGCGTTCCGGCGGACTTCATCACAATGTCTACGCCAACAGGTCGGTTTGCGCTCACTGTCGTCACATATTCGGGTATCTGCGAGACAGCGTAGTCCGAGGGGTCGTAAGTGACGTTTTTCAGATACCTGTCTACCTCTGCGCGGCACTGGTCAAATGTGTACACTTCGGTTTCCACTCCGGTGTTCAAGCAGCGCCTCACAGCATCGCCCATCTCCGCAACTTTGTATTTCGTTGCAGTGCCATTTTTCTCGCGGATAGCTGCTGCAATGTCCTGTACGGCGGTTTCTTCGTAGAGCTTTTTCATCTCAGTAGCTCACCTCCGTGCCATCGGCGATCGTGACGGTTTTCGCCGCGCTGCCGTCGTAGGTGACGGTCGTGCCGCCGATTTTGATCGTCAGCGCATTCGGATTTTTCAAGGCCGTGGGGATGTCATCCATAGATGCCAGCCGCGTATCGCTTGCCTGCACAGTGCCATTGACGATGGCGATAGTCATCGTCTGCGCTGGGAAGCCCATTGCGGACAGCGCACCGGCGCCGGAAAATAACCATGTGTTCGAGCTGGGCATCGGCAGAAACAACGGCAGAACCGCTGTGTACATGCCCATGGCGAATCGGCATTTCAGCTCCTTCCCCGCCTCATACGCCGCCTTGATGTCGGCCATCGCCACCGGGCAGGTGTAGCTGGGGTATTTTCCAGCAAGGTCGATGTAGAATACCTCCGCGCCCGGCCCTTGTTCACCTCTCGACGGCTTGCCGGTGTCATCATCTCCAATGTACCAGTTGCCATTATCTCCGATGTGTGGCGTGATGCCGTCTGCACCGGTTGCTCCCGGTTTGCCATCCGCGCCGTCTTTGCCCGGAGCGCCAACTGGGCCTTGCGGACCCGCCGGGCCTGTTGCGCCCGTATCGCCCTTTGCGCCGGGGTCGCCTTTGTCGCCTTTTTCGCCGGGAATTTTGAAGTAGGCCGTGTCGTCGAGATCGACTAACAGTTCTTCTACGTAACACTGGATTTCTGCGTTCGTGTTGTTCATTCCATCAGCACCTCGTCTGTGCAGTCAAGCACTTTGATTTTCGCGTTTTTCTTCGTCTTGATGATGTTACCGGGGCCTTGAAAGTTGCACGTAATTTCCAGCGCCGCTTGCCCGGCGTCAAGCGAAAGCGTTTCTGTCTGGCTGAGCGTCAGCAGGAAGCGGCCGTTCGCGATGTCATACTGCACTTCACTCGGCCACGTCTTCCGTACGCTGTCTCCGAGCTGAAATGCGATCTCGTCCACATTCCCCAACGGGAACTCTCGGGCGTCGAGGCCCGACGCTGTCAGCCGCACGGCAATCGTTTTAGCCTCACCGCGTTTGATGTATGCCATTGCTTTTCACCTCATCAGCAGAAGTACCAGCCGGACAGAGACGTTAAAACGGTGCCACCGGTGCTCACGCCATCCGGATACACGATGCGCAGTCCGCCGCCTTCGTAAAAACATGCACTTGCAAGCGCAAAGCCGTTCGGCCCGGTCATCGACGCCACCTGAACTACGGCCGCGAATCCCGCGTCCTCGCTCGGCAGCTTATCCAACCCGGAAAACGTAAGAATTACGCCGGAAGCCGCTTCCTGCTGAGACAGCCCGAGCAGTTCGATCTGAAACAGCATCACGCCGATAGCCTTCACATACCGAAATGCGCAAGAGTTTACCGACGCCGTTCCGCCGGATTTCATGAAAGACGGCGTAACAGATATTTCTTCCCCGAGCACTTTATAGCCTACCTTGTCGTTCGTCACCGCGCCGGCGCACAGGGCTCTTTCCGTCACGGACGCATCGCCCATTTTTGCACTATTGATCGTGCGGTCTGCAATTTTTTCGCCCGTCACCGCTTTGCTTGCGATCTTCTGTTCGGTAACGGCATAGTAGCCGATCTTGCTTTCCGTTACAGACCTATTTGCGAGCTTTGCTTCCGTGACGGCCGCGTCTTTCAGGCGGCTCTCATCTACAGCGCCCGACTTGATCGCGTCGGTGTCGACCGCACTCTTCGCCAGCTTGTCCGCTGTGATTGCGTCGTCCGCGATTGCGGCCGTACCGACTGCTCCGTCTGCAATCTTTTTCGCTGTGACAGCTCCGTCCGCGATGCCGCCCTGCGACACGCCCGCGATCTGTCCCTGCACGTTCTCGATCGCGTCCTGCACGTTATCAGCGTTGATCGCGGTCGTCTTTTCAAAGCCGACGTTTCTTGCCGCCGTCGCAAGCCCCAGCTCCTGAATCAATCTCTTAAGTGCTCCCATCACTGTTTTTGCGTCCGCGTCGAATCTTCCCTTGAGTGTTGCCGCCTTCAGCCGCTCGATGCGGTTCGGGTAATTGCTCAGCTTCGATACCGTGCCAAGCTCATCATCAGGAATTGTGAATGCCATTTGCGCCCTCCTTCTTCTCCCGCCCCTTCTCTGGACAGGCTGCATTCCTGCACACGTAAACCGCCGCACCGTCTTCGCCCCTGCGCAGCAGCATCATTTCAATGCCGCACGTTTTGCACGTCACGTCATCACGCCCCCTTCTTCCTGCGGCGGCAGGTAGCTCTCCGGCACAAGGCCACCCGTCTGTGTCTGTGCGAGTCCGCCCTCTGTTGCTGCCTGCTGTGGCGTTTCAAACTGCTGGCGCCAGCCGTCGATGATCTCCTGCTTCTGCGGGATATCCAGCACCTCCAGCTCTGCCGCCAGCACCTTGTAGTTCTGCGCGGTTACGTTCATGGCCGCCAGTCCTTCCAGCGCCTTAAGTGTCGCCTGCTTGCTGTGCACGATTCCGTCGCCGGCCGAAACGATTACGTCCACGCGCGGCCAGTAGTCATACTCTTCGCGCACGATCTGCCCGCTCACGCTGTCCACGATCGCCGGCATCGTCTCCGTGTAGTTTTTGGACAGATAGTCAAAGCTCACGTCTGGCTCGTCTTTTTTCTTCGAGCCAATATAGATGTGGCGCGTCGTATCGTAAAACTCCTGTACACTCCAGTCGATCAGCTCATACAGCCGCTCGAATCCGGCCGTTCGGTCCGCGGTCTTAATGTTGGCCTGCTCTTCCGCGTCCGAGCGCAGCATGGCCAGCGCTGTAGCCGTCGTCTGCCGCGTCGTCTCCTTGCCCTGGCTGCTGTCAAAGTTCCGGTTCGTGCGCTGGATCTGCTCCGTGATCCATGCCACGCTGTCCGCCGCGTTGCGCAGTGGCTGCAGTCCGCCGAGCCGCTGCACGCCGCTCAGCCGCCCATCGCGCACGACGATCTCGCCGCCCGGACGGTTGTCCAGCTCTGCCCCATCAGCCAGCGCGTTTTCCTCGCGCACGATCACGTCGTTGGACATCATCGCGTCATTGAGCTGCGCCATGGCGAGCTTCCGGTCTCCCATGTCGATCAGATCCATGATCGCAAACAGTTCCGACTTGTTGTAAAACTGGTTCTCGTCCCGGATACGCCAGTAGTGCACAAACGGGAACAAGCGGTTCTGTCGGCAGGTGTTCTCCCAATAATTCGGGATGTACTTCACTTCGTGACCACCCACAATGATGGAACAGGCGACCGCCCCGGCCGGCACGCGCACGCCGTTTTCCTCCGTCTCCTTCGGCTGCTTAAACCAGTGTTCGAGCACCGTCACCGTGTCGTCGTCATCGTTGATGGAGGTCGACAGGTCGAACAGGTTCAGATCCTGCGCATAGTCGTTTGACAGGATGTGTTCCGGCTCCATGCCCATCTCCTCAATCGCCTTGCCATACTGCTGCACAAACGCAACCTTGTGCATCCGGTACAGGTGGAACACATACTGCCCCGCCTGCAGGCCGCGTTCTCTCGCCGCCGGATCCGGGTAGATGCTCTCGACCGGCACATCATCCACGCGGATGTCGCCCTCGTTGACGCCAGTCATCATCGTCGGATCCCAAAACACTTTCCAGAATGCATCGCCCAGCTTGATCAGTCTGCGCTCGTTCGCCGTGTTTTTGTCCTTCAGCCGGTTGTTGTCGCACACGAACCGCGCCGCGTATTCGCGCTCCTTCGCCTTCTGCGGGTCCATGCCGTCGTCACGCCCGCGAAACTCCGGCTCCGGAACCGTCGCGCAGATCTGGCTTTCCACGTGAATGAACGCATCCGGCATCACCGACGGCGCAAACGGCATCTCCGCATCGGCATATGCCTCCTGCGTCTCGCCCGTGATGTCGTGGATGAAATTATAGTAGTCGTTGTAGCGCTCCCAATCCCGCTCGGTCGCTCTGCGCGCGCTCTGCGCCTTGCCGAACAGCGCCTGAATGGTCTGCTCCCTGTGCTCCCTGTCAGAATAGTCATAGCCGGTCACTGCCGGCCGTTCCCTGTCTTTCTTCCGTTTCAGCATATCCGCTCCTTATCGCTTCGCAAAGTTTCCGGCCACATAGTGCTTCGTAATTGCAAACACGCCGAACCCCTGCTCGTTTTCGTGGTTCACCACGATGATCTGCAGCCGCTTGTACTTTTTCACCTTCGTGTTGAGCATGATGTCCGTCGGCCCGTCGTAGGTCTCGAACGTGAAATCCGTAAAGTCGATATCGTCCCAGTTGAAGATCGACCGATACCCGGATGCCACCAGCTTCTCGGCGTCCTCATCCTTGACGACGTATACCGTCGCGCTGGTCTTTTGGTGCGGCTTGATTGTCACGCTTGCGCCGCGCTTGATCATCGTCTTGAGCACCGTTGCGTCTCCGTCATCGTCCACGCGCGTTGCCCAGATCGCCTCGATCGCCTTCCCGTCATCAGAAAAGCGGCGCATATCGTCCCAGTCACTCGAGAACCTGCAGATCCGTCCATCATCTGTCCCGAAATACAGGTGCTCGTCTGCTCCGTCCTTGCGCACCATCCAGCACACTGCCGGAATGCCGTCCCAGTAGTACCCCTCGTAGATGTAGTCGCTGTTGCTCGCCCGGCGATAGCTGCGCTCTTGCCGGCCGTCGAGCACATATACCACGCCGCCGCCAACGGCCAGCAGGTACATGCCGCTCCATTGCACGGCCGCGCAGTCTGCGAGGCCCCGCTCCTCCGTCAGCATCGCGTTGAGGTACCAGCTCCGGTTTTGCGTCACGCGCCCGGAGGTGTAGCTGCTGCTCACCAGCGCATAGATCCCAGTTCCGCTCACAAACATCGGCTCATCGAGCAGGTTGGCAAAGCACCCCGTGCTCACCGCGCCGACGCCTGCCAGCGCCGCCTGTACGGTAAACACCGCCTTTCCGTCGCCGTCGAGCGTCCCCTTGCGGATCCACACGCTGCTGTCCTGCGCGTTTTCCTCCTTCACGATCCCGAGATATTCGCCGATCCGGCAATAGCCCATGATTGCCACGCCCTCGAGCCCGACGGCGCTGTAACTCAAATCAGGAATATACGTCGGGTCGTTCACGGCGCTCGTCCAGTCCAGGTTCGGGTGCTCCGGGTTGCCGGACAGCACGATGCGGTTCGTCGCGTTGATGCCGTATGCCGTGATGATCGTGCATTTCTTGATCCTGTCGGCATAGCCGCTCACGGTGTGCGGGTACTGGATGCGGACGTTGTCCTCCTGTCCGGCCGCCGGCGCTTCCGGCGCCGTGCCAAATGTCACGCTCCCGG